ACTATAAGGGTTCTATCTTCTTTATCTGGAAAGTTAGGACTAGCTTATAAATTTATAACAGATTTTGTTTATCCACTTTCTCAATATCAGGGCGAGGATATGGGCGCTAATCGTTTAAAATTTATTGTTTTCACTCTTTTAATACTTGATAAGGAGCAATAAAATGACAAGAGAAATTGTTAAATTTACACGCTTTGACGGTTCGGTTTTTCACAGAACTTTTCATGTTAAAGATAACGAGAGCTCACAAGATGTTATAGAAACTTTTATCTATAACTATAATAAAACTAAGTATAAAGTATCTGAAATGTGTAATTATAATTACGAGGTTTTAGAAGTTAAAACAATAATGTAAAATTTTTACTTTCTTATTAAGTTTATCACTTGCTTTCTATTTGAAAATGTGGTAAACTTAAATAAGAAAATAAATATTGTTTATTTTCTTAAATGTAAAAAGCAAATTTAAAGAAAGGAGAAAAAGATAGTTGACTGATACACCTATTAAATGTACTTTCAATGTAACTCAGGTAACTTTTAATTTATATAAGAATGAAGATGGAAACGTGACTATCACACCCGAGACAGTGACAATCAACCAACGGAGACAGCTTCCTTATATTCAGCGTTATCTAGAGGAGCGTTTTAAGGGCTATCTCACTATTGAGGTAGTAGATTATGAATACAAGAGCCTTACGGCTTATATTCCATTCGCTACCGCCCTAGAATACGGAGAGGAACAACCAGCGGAAGGGGTGTAAGTAAATGGCTTTAACACCAAAACAAAGGAAGGTACAACGGGATTATTTAACAAGAAAGAAAAGAACTTTACAACGTCAGGGGGCTTCTAATGCAGAAATAAAAGCCTTTATGGGTGGACGGTGGAACTTTTCAGGAATGAGTGACAAGGCGCTAGAGCGAGCCTATAAAGAGGTAAAAGGCAAGGGACGTACTCAAGTTTTCGGAAACCACGTCTACACTAGTGACTATGTGAAAAAGGCTAAGGCTTGGTACGGCGATAAGTTTTCAGTTGAAAAACTTACGCAAGGCTTTCGCTCTTCTCAACGCTCAGATTTGAACCGCTTTCACTCAGCTAAAGAGGTCAAAGAATATCGCTCACAACGTGACAGAGAAGCTAAAGAGCGTTATATATCAGCACTGGAAGAAATGCACTACAACACCAGAGAATCAGGGAACAAGGCGCAAGAAAAAGCCTTTAAACAAATGATTTCACGCATAAGGAGAATGAGTGCCAGCAACTTTGGGGCTTTCCTTACGGGTGGGGCTTCTGATAAAGTCTCATTTGATAACGTTATGGTGTTTGTAGATACAGACGGTAAGGACACAGCTTTTGAATTTCAGGATAGTTTAGCCCGTGAAATCCTTGATAATGTAGATAAGTTTTCTAAGCAATTTGTGGCAGACACACGCAGACGAAAGAAACGAGGTAAGAAGTGACTTGCTATTATGCAGGCGACTTTGAAACAACTACAAACGAGGAAGAAACAGAGGTTTGGCTATCTTGTTTCGCAAAGGTCATTGACTATGACAAGCTAGATACATTTAAGGTAAATACAACCCTTGAAGGCTTTCTAAAAGCGCTTTATCTTGACCTAGACAAGACCTACACAGAAACAGGTGAAGATGATTTTATTATTTTCTTTCACAACCTAAAATTTGACGGCTCTTTCTTGCTTTCATTCTTTCTTAATAATGATATTGAATGCACTTATTTTATTAATGATATGGGAGTATGGTATTCTATAACTTTAGAGTTCCCAGACTTTACTCTAACTTTCAGGGACTCCCTAAAAATCCTTAACTTTTCCATCGCGACAATGGCTGGACTTTTCAAAATGCCGATAGCTAAAGGAACAACCCCTTTACTAAATCATAAGCCAGATGAAATCAAACCAGAATGGATTGATTATATCCATGTAGACGTTGCAATTCTTGCCCGTGGTATCTATGCCATGTATTATGAAGAAAATTTTTCAAAATATACATCAGCTAGTGAAGCGCTAACAGAGTTTAAACGGATTTTCAAAAAGTCAAAAAGGAAGTTTAGAGACTTTTTCCCTATCCTAGACGAAAAGGTGGACGACTTTTGTCGTAAAGCATACCGAGGGGGGTGGACGTTCGCAAACCCTAAAACACAGGGGCGCACGCTTAAGCAGTTGATAGATATTTATGACATCAACAGTATGTACCCAGCTACTATGTTACAGAATCCTTTACCAGTCGGAATACCTAAACGCTACAAGGGAAAACCTAAAGAGATAAAAGAAGGCTACTATTATATCTATCATATTAAAGCAGACTTTGATTTGAAACGTGGCTACCTTCCAACAATACAAGTCAAGCGCAAACTTGACGCTTTAAGAATTGGGGTAAGAACTAGTGACTATGTGACAAGTTCAAAAAACGAGGTTATAGATTTATATTTGACTAACTTTGACCTTGACCTATTTCTAAAACATTATGACAGTTCCATCATGTACATTGAAACTCTTGAATTTCAGACAGAATCAGGGCTATTTGATGACTACATCACTACATATAGATACAAGAAAGAAAACGCCCAAAGCCCAGCCGAAAAGCAAAAAGCAAAAATCATGCTTAATAGTTTATACGGCAAGTTTGGGGCTAAAATCATATCTGTTAAGAAAATAGCCTATCTGGACGATAAAGACATATTACGCTTTAAAAATGACGATGAGGAAGATGTACAACCCGTTTATGTACCAGTTGCCCTTTTTGTTACGTCAATAGCCCGTCACTTTATTATCTCAAACGCACAGGAAAATTATGACAATTTTCTATATGCTGACACTGATAGTTTACATCTATTCCATTCTGATAGTCTGGTTTTAGATATTGACCCGTCAGAGTTTGGCAAGTGGGCGCATGAAGGGCGAGCCGTAAAAGCAAAATATTTACGCTCTAAGCTCTACATAGAGGAACTGATACAAGAAGACGGAAGCACGCACCTAGACGTTAAGGGCGCTGGAATGACCCCAGAAATCAAAGAAAAAATAGGCTTTGAAAACTTTGTCATTGGGGCAACATTTGAGGGCAAGCGTGCCAGTAAGCAGATAAAAGGAGGTACTCTTATTTATGAAACAACCTTTAAAATCAGAGAATCAGACTATCTTATTTGATGGTTTTGTATGTTTGGTTTATCGTTCCTTTTTCAAAAAATTATTACAAACGCAACAGGTTAAAAATAAAAAGGGTTATTACTTTCAAAAGTCTAGCAATGCACCTAAAAACATCATCTTTTTAAAATCGTTTTTAAAGGCTAATTATGCTTACGAAGATTTTAACTACATCATGGCGCTTTATCAATTTGTTTCAAAAGAATTTGATAAAATTTCAATCAATGCTTTTTACAATCTATGCACCTATTTAGAAGAAAATAAAATCTTTGAATTATCTTCTAATTCTCTTTACGATTGTTACGAGAAATCAAAAAACCGTGAAAACGATTTAGAAAATCTTAATACAATCATCGCACCACTTAAATTTTTAAAATCAACAAATGGAGAATAAACAAATGGCTAAAAAACAAGCAAAACATGAAAACTTTGACACAGTTGTAGCACTTGCTATTATCACAGCAACATCAAACAAATCAGACGGCAAGTACAAGCAAAAGAAAGCAACTAAAGCGGTTTATCTTGTCCCAGCGACTGAAGAAGACGCTAAAAAGCTGACAGATTTTGGTCTACAACTCTACACACCAGACACAGAAAAAGACCCAGACGCAAAACCTTACTTTATCGTGAAAGCTACTGAAAATGTGAAAATCTTTACAAGTGAAACAGACTTTGAAGAAGTGAACTTTGGTGTTTCTTATGAAGAAGTTGACCCAGAAACAGGAGAAATCACAGTCAAGAAAACACCAAACTACAAAACAGAAATCCCTGTACACGTTGCAATCATGTTTGTAGAAGGTGGAGACAATGGAAACGACTTTTTCCGCTTGAATGCTTTGATGATGGAAGACGTGCTAACACTTGAAGAAGTGAAACCAGTCAACCCATTTGCAGGCTTGTTTGGAAAATAAAAAAGCGCCTTCCAAAAGGAAAGCGCCAATTATAAAGCGTTTTTCAGGGTTTAAAAAGTCAGTTGGTTAGAATGACTTGCACCGATAAGCACCCCTTAAGGTGTAACCATCTTATCGACACTAATTAAACCTTGAAAAGCCTTACAATTTTACTGTATCATACTTGATTTATTTTGTCAAGTATGATATACTTTGTTTAAAAATTGAAAGGAGAGGGCTATGACCTCACAGGAATGTTTAGAAATCCTAAACAATGCAATTTCTAAAATCGGCAACGATGAAGAAATTGAGAGCCTAACTACGGACTTGATGGATATTAAGACCTTTGTGGGCGAAGTTGACTTGACCGTCTCAGTCTTAAATGAAGACGTTGAGCGCTTGAACAAGAAAAACGGGGAATTGCGTTCGGCTAATAACGAACTATACCGCCGTTTAGGCGCTCAAGATGAAATCATGAAAAAGGCTAATGAAGACATGAGCGTAGTATCAGCAATCAACGCTGTTATTTAATAGAAAGGAAAAAGGAAAATGAAACAATTTTCTAAATCAATTAACTGGTATCCAAACAACACTCTTGAAGCGTTGAAAGAAGAACCAGAAACAGTTGCTGAAGTAACACCACCAGCAACCATGCCAGCAGACACACCAGCGCAGGAAGTACCAAACTACCCAGCGCAAGCCCCAGCTACTGAAGTAGAGGGCGTAGAAATGAACATCGACCACGAAAACGTGGTAGAAGAAGGAGAAGAATAGAATGGCTAATAAAATCACTACGTTTTTATCAGGTCAAACAGGAAAAAACATTTCAAACATTGACCTATTGAACTCTATCCGCACACGTGCAAGTGCTGATTATCAGGCAGATATTCCTGTACTTGAAGGTGCACGCATTAACCACGCAACCGTGCCGTATCAAGATTTTGAAAAACACGCAAATGAGTTCTTCAAAGCACTTGTAAACCGTATCGGCTCAACCGTTATCAAAGCCCTTACTTACGAGAATCCGCTTGCTATCTTCAAGTCTGAAACCTTTGAATTTGGGGACACATTGCAAGAAATCTACGTACACCCAGCTGATAAGAAAACTTATGACGCTAAGTCAGACGTCAGCCCGTTCAAGTTTGCAGATACAAACATCGAAGTATTCTACCACACCTTGAACAACGAGAACTACTACGAGCGCACTTTTGAGCGTGCATGGATTCAGAAGGCTTTTGTTTCTGATATGGCTTTCGATGAATTTGTAGATAAAATGTTTACGTCTCTTCTTTCATCAGATACACTTGACGAGTATCAAGCTATTAAGGGCGTACTTGAGAAATCACTTGCTGAAGTTTCTTACACTGACCTTACAGGAACAACTAAGAACATCACAGTAGCTGGTACTAAGATTGATGAAACTAAATCTGATTTTGTGGTAGACTTTAACCAGTCACTAATCAATCAGTCTAAACGCTTTACAATTCCAAGCCGTACACAGTTTAACAATCCCGTTGGAGTTCCAAACATGACGGCTATTGAAGACCAATACCTAGTTATTTCAGCAGAATTTTCAACACACTTGGATATGTTACTTGCTAACGCTTTCAACATGGACAAGGCAAGCGTACTTGCACGCACTATTGTAGTTGATGATTTTGAAAAATTCACAGGCGCAGGTGCAAACAATGGGCGTAAGCCAGTTGCTTTCCTAATTTCAGCTAAATCTATCATTAACAAAGACAAGCTGGTACACATGGAGTCAATCCGTAATCCACGAAACATGACCTTCAATTATTTTTACCACCACCACTATTTGACTAGTCTCTCACTTTTTGAGAATATTCATTTCTGGTATGTGGAGGAAGCCTAAGGCTTCCCGAGGGCGGGCATTGCCCACCCTTTTTATAATATGAAAGGGGACTAAATGAGCTACAAGAATTACAAGAAACATCTTGGAAAGATTGAGCTGAACAAGGAAACTGTAGAGCGAAACCGTCTAGCCTTCTTTGAGTTTTATTTTAATTATTTCTATAATATCGTTGTTAACTATTTCACTTGGGAAGGATTGCCAAACGACATTGACGAGCTTTTCATAGAAAGAAAGCTCATCGAAAATGGACACGTTTCATTTTTTCATGACGACACTTTTGGCTTTATTGCTCAAGGGGGAACAAGGGGCGAGCGGTTGAACCATTACGACCAGCCGTTAAGCTATCAACCAGTCAACGCTTCTAGTATGAACTATTTTAAGCAGATGGAGATAGCCTATACAGAAAATGATTTTAGAGTGATTGAAGACTTACACAAGGACAACCCAGACAAAATCAAAAAACCGTGCATTGTGATTCCTAACAATAACTTTTATGAGCCATACATTGGTTATCTTGAGTTATTTTGTGAGAAATTGGCAGATATTGAGCTGACTATTCAATTAAATAGAAATGCTCAAATAACACCTTATTTCATCTTTGTAGACAATAATAGCGTGTTATCTATGAAAAATATCTTTAATAAGATTGCGAATTTTGAACCCGTGGTTTATCTGAATAAACAGAAAGACCAAGATGGACAGGATAGCTTTAAGCAATTATCGGACTATATCCAAGTATTCAGGACGGACGCACCGTTCTTACTAGACAAGCTACACGATGAGAAGTTGCGTGTTATGAACCAACTACTGACCTTTATTGGTATTAACAATAACCCATCAGACAAGAAAGAGCGTCTAGTAGTATCTGAAGCTATTTCTAATAATGGAGTTATTTCAGCCAATATCGAAGTGGGCTGGAAGTCACGCAGAAAAGCGGTTGATTTAATCAATAAATGCTACGGGTTAGAAATTTCAGTCAAGCCAGCTGAAACCATTCAGCAATTTAACCTTGATAAAGTGGCGCTAGACATCGCAGAGCAAGGGGGTGCAGTCTTTGACCCAGAATAACACCACAGCAACCATTGCTACATTTCTAAAGTCAAGATACAGAAACCCTGTAACGGATAAACTTGACGGTTTGGCTCTTGATGAAGACGGCAATTTTTTGCACTATAACATCATTATAAATGCAACCTATAATGAGCTTTTTAAGGATATGCACCTAGTAGATGGAGTTTCTGAAAATTTCAAGAAAGAATTTTGTAAGCACTTTTACAACAGGGAGATAGGACTTGAAACATTTGCACGTTTTCAGATTGCACTTGAAGAAGTTCTAAATAATGAGTGTTTCAATCTATTCAAGTATCTTGCAGAAATCAGAAACAAGACCATCAAGGAATTAAATCAATCCATGAACATTGATACAGTCGGCAACCAGAAAGCGGACGGGCAAGCCTTACAGATTGCCAATACCACACCACAGGAGCGCAAGGAAATTGTATTTACCGAGCGCTACGGAGTGATTGAATACGCTGACAATTTGGTAGAAAACCATCAGAAAAACAACGCTGACACAAAAAGCAATGTTTCAGGCTGGAGCGGTTCAAGTCTTGCAGAGCGCTTACAAAACAATGCAGAATTGAAGGACATTCAATTTCAGATTTTTAACATTTGTGATAAACTATTTTTGCAAGTGTTTTAGAAAGGGTATAGATGAAAGATTTATCAAATGCTAGAATACTAAAATATGATAGTATGTTAGAAGAAATCACGCTATTTAATTTTCAGGATTTTGTCTATGCTGAAGATGGATTATACTATATCCATGTTACAAGTAAGCGACTAGGCGACTTGTCCAAGTTATGGCTAAAGCTAAAGCCTATCAGCTATCATTTTGAAAGTATTGAAGATGAAACATTCTGGACGATAAGAAAGAGCTACAAGCCTTTACTATCTACTAAAGCACTTCTATATATTCGCTTTAAGATTGTAGGCGCTTATTATAGCTTTGAAAAGCTGAACAGCAAGAGCAAGCTCAAGGGTTTTGGCAGAGTGATAGACGATAACAACTATTTCTCACGGATTCCGCTAGTGAACGAGCTGACCCATTGGGACAACGGGGTAATAGTAACCCCTAACTACCAGATGGCGCTTTCAGGGTTCAAAGATGGACGGGTAACTATTCACGGTCAGCCATTTCTTGATGATTGGGCTAGCTTTAAAATCAATGTAATCAACGATAGAGAAGGAGTACCAAGAACCGTTATGACAGCAGAAAGAGGACATGAACAACTATGATAATTATTAACTTGTCCGAGACAACGGACGCGCTACAAGTTGAAGTGATGGGACACGGAGACGATACAGACCAGTCTTGCGCCCGTGTTTCGACCGTTTGCGATTGTATCTATTTAACGTTTAAAGACCAGTTAGAGAAATATAAGAAGCACAACGGCTACACACTTTTAATTGCTAACAAGAAAAAGCTAGGACGAAAAGATATTTTACTTTTACGATTCCTTGAATACTTGGAAGCTCTTAAAGAACTCTATCCAAACTCAATCAAAATTGAAAATACAACCAACAAGGAGAAAACAAATGGCAAAAACAACTAAAAAAGTGCAAGGGATTCACTCACTTATCAAATTTCAACGACATCAAGGAGTTGAGAGCTTAACGATTGACGGTAAGCAAGACCTTGCTGACTTGTCGCAGGATAAAAACGGCGACACAAACCTTATTTTGAACGCTGACAAGGACAAAGTGAATGAAATTGTTTCAGAAGTGCCTTATCTTGGAATCGCTCACACAACCACAGGAACAGCGCCAAATCAAAAGAAAACGGCTACTGTAAGCCAAGACCTCACACAATTCCCATTGTCAGGTGGGGGACTTGTAACCGTTGAAAAAACGGCTGAAGGCTTAACCCTTAACGATGAAAAAGTGAAAGAGCTAGTAGAATCTAAAGCTGAAGCTCTAAAGAAAGAGCTTGGAAGTGGTACATCTAGCGTAAATGTTGGCAATAACATTATCAAATTAAACGGTGGAGAGCTGGTAAAAGTTGACAAGTCAGGCGACACGCTAACACTTAATGACAGCAAGGTTAAGGAGCTAGTGGATACAAAAACAAAAACGGTAAAAGCTGAATTAGTAGCTATGCTACCACAAAAATTTATTATTGATAAAGTAGATGATATTAACAATGCTATTTTATATCTTCCAATAAGACCAGATGACACAGTAGCATATATAACTATTATTTGTTTAAACACTGATAATACAGAATCAGTTGTAACCTTATCAGTACCTACGGGGTCTCAACCTTTTAAAAAAGTTGAACAAGGTATTTATATTTCTTATGAAATTTCAAGAGAAACTGTTTCAGTAAATATGTATTTTCAAAAAACTGTATCAAATTTAATTGTAAAAAGTATTGTTTTTGGTGATTTATACGAAGAACCTACTATCACCCTTAATACTTTAGATGGTACTTATGACTCTCATATTACATCTGGAAACGTTTCACAACCACTTTAAAAAGGAGTTAAACCATGAATCCCGAAGAATTTAAAGATGAATTTTTCCGTGCTTACCGTGGGCGCTATTCTTCTTATTGGGTGGAACGGTGGGGACTTATCCCTTCCATTCCTACCAGCTTTGATAATGCTAACTCTATTTACGAGCTTTTAGCATGGCTTCAGCGTGCCTTTAAACAGTTGCTTGATGATTTTGTAGCCCTTGAGAGCGAGTTTGAAGATTTCAAAAACGCTCTTACGGAGCTACTTGAAAACCTTGTACCGCTTTTGATTAAGCGCTACATGGAAAGCGCTGAAGCTGATAGATGGTTCACGGCTAAGGCTGACAAGTATTATGAACGAGTTATCAAGCCATATATTGATGAACAAATCATAAACTTAAAGGAAAAAGTTGAGCGAGATTTACGAGACCTTGAAAATCGAATCAATGAAAAACTTGAGACGGAAAAACAAGAACGAATCAGAGAAATCAACAACTTAAAAGAAAAGCTGGAACAAGAAAAAGAAGCCAGACAACGAGATAAAGAAGACCTAACAAGACAAATCCAAGACCAAGCAACCAAAAACAACGATTTAAAAGATACGTTAACAAAACTGATTTCAAATCTTGAAAAATCAGGTGCTTGGGCTGGTGGACTTAAAGGGAACTTTAAAGAAGGGCGCAACATCGCAACAGGTAACATCAATATATTTGGCGGTACGCCAGACGGCAACAGCTTTATCAGGACTAACAACGGAAGTACAGAAAATGACCTTTCAGGGGGTATTTAATGGCTTTAGAACTAAAATTTTCAACCAGTACCAATGCTAAAATCGAAAATTTTGGTACTGGTGTTCCGGGTTGGACGGAAGCCTATGCTAACGCTTGGCAATTCTCCAAGTCTGATACAGATTACGGCTACATGACAAACGGGAATACAACCTATATACAATATGGGCATCGTGACCCGTCAATCTGGGCTTCTATGCGCTTCTGGGGTCAATCCGTGGAAGTCATTGAAGAACGAACAAACCCCGATAATTCCATCACAGCGAAAATCAGAGTAAAAGCTCTTTTCTGGTGGAGTAAACGGGTCAGCTCAAACGCTGGGTATCGTGTTAACTATGATATTAAAGTAAACGGTAAAACGGTCTGGAGCTTTAGCGGATATACAACCGATGAAGTGATTAAGAACGATGAAGTGGCTCAAGAGTTTACTGTTACCGTTGCACCCGAAGAACGCTCTAGTGCTAGTGCCTTAAATATCAACGTGACTTACCCTAACGGGGAATTTGATAACAGTAACTTTTATGTGGGAATCTTCCTATATAATAATTTTAAAAAAGCGATTAAGCCTTGGGCTATCCGTAAGAGCGGAATCTTTAAGACCTTGAACCGTCAAAGCGGTTTCTTCAAACAGCGTAAAGACGGCTGGAAAGACATAAGCGGACAACCTACAAACGCAGTAGGTAAATCAGTCAGCGCTCCCCATAAAATCAGAAAGTCGGGTCAATGGCTGGGACAAGGTCAGATAGGTCAGCAATAAGGGAGGGTTTCAGCCCTCCTATTTTTAAAGGAGTAAGAGATGAAGGAATCAACGAAAATATGGCTGTATGCAAAAAGCCCTTTTAAAAATGACTATGCAAACGTCATAAACTTTGAAACAAGGGATGATATGGAGGATTTTTTTACTAAGAAAAACCCTCATATAGAGATTGTCTATGAGTATGATAAGTTTCAATATACCCAAAGAAACGGCTCTATCGTGGTATCTGGACGGGTGGAAAAATATGAAAATGTAACCTATATGCGCTTTATCAATAACGGGCGAACTTACTATGCCTTTGTCTTTGATGTCCTATACGTCAATGAAGATGCGACCCGTATTATTTACGAGGTGGACGTATGGAACACCTACCAGCACGAACTGAAGGCGCTGAATGTGATCGGGCAAGTAGAACAGCAGACCATGCCAAACGAATTGTGGGCGCTACGAGACAGCCAGCAAGGCTTTTCCGTGGGGACTAAATACACAACGAGAGCAGGAGAGGTTGGCATAGATACAGAGTGGCTTGTAGTTGTGGCTAAACCTACTATTAAAATGACAACCAGAGCCAATAGACCTGTAAATATGACTTTTTCAGGGATGCAAAAAACCTTTAAATACTTTTTTATTCCTGTAAGCATCCGAAAAGGAGCATCTAAGCCTTTCATCTTTGGCGGTAAAAAATATGATAGTTTTGCTCTTGAAAACCTTTACAAACATTTGTTTGGCTTAACTCAAAGTAGTAGCACGGGTGCAAGTACAGTGAATCAGATTGTCAATATGTATCTAAGCCGTGATATTGGTGTAAAATACAAAGAGACAACAGTAGGAGATAAGACCTATATAGAAATCTTGTCAAATATCAATGGAGAAGTGGCAGAGATTGGGCGCAAAAGTCAGCGGAATTATAGACCATCTACAAGCTCAAGCAGTGGAAGCTCTAGCACATCCGAAACAGGCGACATTTCAACCGAAGAAAGCAGGGTTAGACTAGTAACCCGAATTATTAAGAAGCTAGTGCCAGATGCAACGGCTGAAGGTATTGCTGGAATTATCGGGAACTTTTCAGCAGAAAGCAACGTTACAGCTAAGAAATACGAGGCTGACTATGCGACAGGCTACGAGTATGACAAAATGGAAGCTCTTCCAACGGCTGAAAATCTTGTCGGAAGCTGGAGCGCTTTTGCTGGGTTGTACACTATTTCACTAAATGAAGAGGGTTATAGAGGGTCAGACGGTCAGCACTGGATAGGCATGGGAATTGGACAGTGGACAGGCCCAAGATGTGAACACCTTATCGCCTACGCTAAAGAAAAAGGGCAATCCGTTTGGGATTTTAACCTACAATTTCAGTTTATGAATGAAGAGAGTAGAGCGGACACTTTCAGACGTGTAGCTAGTTCTTCAGCAAGTGCCAGCGAAAATGCAAGCGACTTTATGAAGAACTGGGAAGGCGTAAAATACAAAGAAGCTGAACGAATTGAGCAAGCGAATGCGTGGCTTTCAACCGTTCAAGATGAGTTAGGAAAGGTATAGAATATGACTGAAGCAACACAAACACTAAAAGCCCTGAATGAAATTAAATCAAGGGTGGGGACTAGCATAGGTAGTGGGCAGTGCTACGGGCTGGTGGCGCTATATTCTCAACTATTGGGCGGTTGTAATATCGGTGGCGGTATCAACACCCCAAACCCTGACGGAAACGGGCGCCAAGCGAGTGGAAGCGATACACAAAGGGGTATGAGTGCCAGCAATATTGGTGGCGATTATAACTGGGACGCCGTGGGCTGGAAGGTACGTTTTGACCCTTCTTTCTCTGATTTACGGGTTGGGTGTATCGTCAATTATAAACCAACTAGTAGCAATATCTGGGGGCATACGGCTGTTATTTCAGCGGTTCATGGTTCAAGCTATGATGTTATTGAGCAAAACTATGCTTGGAGCGGATACACTACGGAAAGAACAGGTATAGACACGGTTGATAATATTGAAAGCATTATCTATCCGCCTGAAGTTGTAGCTGGTGGAGACATTGGAGAAATCACTGGTGACACTGGAGACAGACAACTTGGAAACGGAGACTACACCAGAACAGCCTTTGACGTGGAAGCCCTTCTAATAGAAGTAAATGGATTCTTTGACTATCGACCTAACACTTATGAAATCCCTAACTTGTTAGAAATTGCACACACGCAGATACAAGATAGCTTGCGAGCCTATACAGGAAAAGCTGACCTAGAAATAGAAGTACAGCTATTAAACAGTGAATTTACTGACATAGAGCTTTATGACATTTACGGTAACAGCTATGTATATCAACCGCAATACCTACCACGAACCATTGACACGGCTCACAAGTATAAAGTCATTGTGACTGGAAGCCTTGGAGATAATAACCAAGTGCATATTAACTTTTTAGAGTATAACAACGCTAACAACTTGAGCTATGCAGGTAAGAGTATTTTAGAAAATATTGATACAAAGACATGGACGAAAAACAATCCTGAACATTTCAAGTATGGATTGAATGATATTACAGGGAAAAGCATTGCTATTTTAAACGATGCTGAAGCTAGCTATATTCAGACCCATAACAACCAGATGGAGCATACACAGCTGACATTTAAAGAGAACAGAGAGATGTTAAAACAGAGCGTTGACCTATCCAATAAGCAAGTTGCAACCGCTAACTCACAGGCTAGCTATAACGCTCAATATGCCGTGGATACAGCTAACATCAATCAATGGACAGAGGGCGCTAGTGGGGTTCTAAACGTTGCAGGGAACTTACTAAGCGGAAATCTTGGGGGCGCTCTAAGTGGTTTAGCTTCTGGTGGGATGAAAGTTTTCAATGCAAACCGTGAATACAATAATAAACTAGTTGAACAAGGTTTCACAGATGCAAACAATGCCTTGAAATCCCAATCTAATGCCCTCAACAACATGAAGGCAAAAATCGCCCTAGACCAATCTATCAGAGCTTACAACGCAAGCATGGCAGACTTACAAAATCAGCCAATCAGCGTGCAACAGATAGGAAATGACTTATCTTTCCAATCTGGGCATCTATTGACAGATGTTTTCTGGAAAGTATCTATCGCTCAAAAAGAAATCTTGAACCGTGCAAACGAGTACATAAAATGCTATGGGGTACTTGTCAACGTATTTTCTAATAATGCTTTAAGCGTGATGAAGGCTAGAAAGCGGTTTAACTACATCAAGATGATAAATGTTAACCTTGGAAACCTAAGAGCGAATCAATCACACATGAACGCAATACAGGCTATTTTTCAATCTGGTGTTAGAATCTGGAACTATTCAGCGAATAAAGACGATAAGATTTTATTTGACATCAAGAAAAACAATCCGAATTTTTAAAAGTATGATATAATGAAATAGAAAGGAGTGATTTCTATCGAACAACAAGAAAAATGGTACAATCCGCAGAAAATGCTATCTTATAACCAGTATCTAAACTTTGTTATAGGTGGGCGTGGTATTGGTAAGACCTTTGCACTCAAAAAGTATCTACTTAAGCGATTTATAGATAAAGGGGAACAGTTTATCTATTTAAGGCGCAATAAGTCAGAGCTGGACAGGATAGACAAGGACAAGTTTTTTACTACTGAATTGTTAAAACAGGTTTTTACTAATTTTGAAGTGATTGACAGTGACGCCAGCAAGATTCACACTAAAATTATTTTCAGAGCTGACAACATGGAAGATGAAGAAAATATCCTTGTCTTGTCTTCTACTAAGATTATTTTGAACGGAAAAATAGTTTGTTATCTAAAAAGCCTATCTACTTGGGTTGACTTGAAAGGGTCAGAGTATGATGAGGTTATGAGTATTCTATACGATGAAGTTTTAATTGATGTTACCAGTAAAAAGAGGTATCTGGACAACGAAGTAGAAGCGCTCTTAAACTTTATCTTTTCCGTTTTCCGTAGGCGTGATGGTTGCCATGCCTATCTACTATCAAATGCAAGTAATTTCAACAATCCCTATTTTGCCTTTCTGAAATTTTATGACGATAGCGGAAAGCGCTTCTACAACATGAAACAATATGCAACGCTTATAGAGTTCCCTCCACACTCAGCTTTTCAGACTGAGGAAGAAAAAGAAAGCGGATTCTTTAAACTCTTGAGTAATTCAAGCATTTATGAAAGCGTTGCAAATAACGAGTTTCAGATTAAGAATGACAAGAACATAGCTAAAATTAAAGGCTTAAAATCACGGCTTTATAGCTTCTATTGTGATGGTACTTTCTTGACAGGGTACTACATTGATAACATGGTATATATTGCCAAAGGTTACGATAAGAACTTAACAGCCTATTGTCTGGAAGTGGAACAGGTAGAAGATGGGTTTGTTTACTTGAACAAGTCAAGCGCTCTAGGTAAAACATTAAGAAGTTTATACCTAAAAAATATGCTCATATATGAGGATTTAGAAACAAAAAACAAATTTTTAGAGGTTATCAATCATGTTATATAATATTATGTTAGACGTTGCAAAAGGTGACTACATCACTTTTCTATTTATCTTGATTCTATTTGACTTTATCACGGGCTTTCTCAAGGCTTGGAAGTGGAAAGTAACCGATAGCTGGACAGGGTTAAAAGGAGTTATCAAACACACCTGTACATTTATTTTTTACTACTTTGTAGCCGTGTTTCTGACATACATTCAGGCAATGGCTATCGGTCAAATCTTACTAATCATCATCAATCTATACTATGTATTGTCAATCATGGAGAATCTTGGTGTAATGGGTGTATTTATTCCTAAGTTTATGACCGCAAGGGTACAGGCGGAATTGAAAAAATATACAGAACAGTTGGATTCTGGAAAGGAACTAATGGAAGCATTTAAAGGAGCAAAAGAAGATGAAAAAGAATGATTTATTTATAGACGTTTCAAGCCATAACGGTTACGATATTTCAGGAATTTTGGAAGCTATGGGAACAACTAACACCATCATCAAAATTTCAGAAAGTACAAGCTATATCAATCCGTGTTTATCTGCTCAAATTGAACAATCTACCCCCGTAGGATTCTATCACTTTGCTTGGTTTGATGGAGACGTAGAAGAAGCAGAAAGAGAAGCGCGCTATTTCTTGGACAACGTGCCTACTAAAGTGCCTTACTTGGTACTTGACTATGAAGACCATGCAAGCGGAGACAGAGAAGCAAACACTGTTGCCTGCTTACGCTTTATGCAGATTCTTGCTGATGCTGGATATAAGCCTATTTATTATAGTTACAAGCCTTTTACCCTTAATAACATTGACTACAAGCAAATTCTTGCACAATTCCCCGATAGCCTTTGGATTGCGGGCTATGGTTTAAACGATGGAAACGCAGATTTTGAATACTTTCCATCTATGGACGGTATCAGATGGTGGCAATACTCAAGCAACCCATTTGACAAGAATATAGTGCTTTTAGACGATGAACCAGAGCAAGAACCAAAGACCGCTGGAACATGGAAAAAAGATTCTACTGGTTGGTGGTTCAGACGTGCAAACGGTTCATTTCCATATAATAAATGGGAAAAAATCGCTGATGTTTGGTACTACTTTGACAGCAAGGGCTATTGCTTAACGAGTCAATGGCTCATGTATAAAGATAAATGGTATTATCTCAAGGATAATGGCGCAATGGCTACGGCTTGGGTGCTAGTTGGGTCAGAATGGTATTATATGGACGATTCAGGCGCAATGGTTACGGGTTGGGTCAAATATAAAAACAACTGGTACTATATGACAAATGAGCGTGGAAATATGATTTCTAATGAGTTCATCAAATCAGGCAAGGGTTGGTATTTCATGAACGCAAACGGAGAGCTTGCAGATAACCCAAGCTTTACAAAAGAACCAGACGGACTTATAACCGTAGCATAACAAAAAAGCTAGTAGATTCATTCTACTAGCCTTTTTTATATTCTGAGATAATTTTATAAGCATCTTCATCTGGATTGTCAAGAGCAAGGGAACAGAGAGCAGATAGAACACTATTAACTTGATTGTATTTCTGTAAATAGTGGTTTTCTAGTTGCTTTTGATTGCTAATGTGTTTTTCATAGCCAGACAATGAAAAAGAATGATGTAGACTGATAAGTTGCTGGACTAGTCTAGCCTTATCCAACCCGTCAGGGTAGGCTTTTATAAATTGTGAAAGCGCTATTAAATACCGTTCAAATGAATGTAAGATAATTTCATCAATCGTTATTAAACCCCTTACGCTTTTAGCTGACAATGAAAGCAAGCTATCAGATAATAGTCTTAATTCTGTTTCATATTGTAAGCGCTTTTCTTGCTCTTCTAAGCGTGTATTATCGTTCATGGTGTTAACCCCCTACGTTCTCTAAATAACTCACTAGGCGCAAAATAGAAGCCGTGTTGCTATCGTTTTCTCTCTTTAACTTGGTGATGGTTGTTTGTTGTTGCTCAATCTGTTTCTGTTGCTTAAAAAGGTTATAAGTCAATAGTGATAGAATCACAAGAAAAGATAGAATGATAAGGTTACAGGAAGCGAACCACCAGAACCAAAAGCGCCCTTTTTTATTTAATTTGTTGTATGATTGTTTCATAAGTTAGTACCTAAAAATGTATAAATCCCTTTCTACTGATAAATATGTAACCCTTAATGTACCTTTATAAGCCGTAGAGCCGTCTCTTTGATGGTGTATATCTACATCATACAAATCATAATGAGTAGGCTCAAAGCCTTCTATATCCTCAAATATAGGTTTTAAGCGACTAATAGCATAGTCAAGAGAAATGACTGGAAAGCCATCAAAATGATATTGTTTGACTATCTTTCTAGCTTTTTCTATCTGTTTCAGTTGAACCTTATCCATTTAATAGCCTTCCCTTCCTTGTACATATCTTTCAAAAGCTGATTTTAGACAAAAATGTTTGTATTTTGAAAATTTAAGTTTTTTCACGTCCTCAAATATAACAAGCGTATTCAATCGCTCATTTTTAAAATAGTTCTCATGGACTTCTTTATATCCACGATTTCTATATAATTCTTTTTCAGTCTCTAGTCTTTCGTCTGGAAACTTATCTATACATTGAATCTTAAGGGGTGTTACCCCCTCAAGAATAATTTGAAATTGTGCTATCATTTTCTAACTCCTTTACTCAACTTCTTCAAACCAATCTGAAATGTTTGTATATAATTCAGAAAGTATTTTAACTCGTTCAAAATATTCAGCAAATGGAACAAACTCATTGTTTCTGTACAATTCAAGTTTGCGCTCATCTCCTAAGTCAACAATCTGACTTACATGGTCTCCGTAGATTTCAGCGCTATCCACTCCAAAGAGTAAATCAAGCGCTTGCCCGTGAGTTAATTCTGCAAAAGTTTCATCATTGTGATTCACATATAAGGCTTTCATTTTTAACATTGTTTTTAACTCCTTTAACTTTCTGATACTATTATATCATTTTCAAAAACCCTTGTCAAGTGTTTTGATAAAATATTTTTAAATTATTTTTAGAAATGTTTTTATCTCATTTCTTTATGATACTAGTATATCATTTTGTAAAATGTTTGTCAAGTGATTTTGTAAAATATTTTTAAATTATTTTTAAATGTTTTTACT